TGATGTATTATTTGCATATAATGAAAGAGGTTGACTAGGCGTTGTAGTTCCCAGCCCTAATGCCTGTGTTGAGGCATCCCAGTAAAAGCCTTGCGTCACGCCTGTGCTGTCGAAGAAGCTGATATCGCCGTTATGACCAACCTTTACCCTGTCAATAATAGTTTCAGAACCACTGTCTGTTGTCCCAATAACAATTTCAGTTGGGTTGCTCCCTGCGGCATGACCTGCTTGAGCAATAGCAGCGATATAAGCGTGTGCAGTTAAACTCCCTGCGGTGTTATCTGAACCAAGAAATTGAACATAACCTAAAGGATTGCCGCCACTAATAGTAGTATCATTGCGGCCTATGTTTATTGCGGCATTAGAACTCGGCCCAATATTTCCAATTTGAATATTGGATTGAGTACCAGCCTCAACCGTCAGCCCATCAGCCGTTACAGTGCCAGTGACATCCACGCCTGTGGCGGTGGTGGCGAGTTTAGGGGTGGTGTAAGTGCCACCATCATAGTAAAGCTGAACAGCACCATCAGCATAAGCACGAACCATATATTCATTATTATGTTTTGCTATGTGTATTTCACTGTCTGATGTCAGTCTTAAATTTCCATCACCTGCATCTCTTACATAACTATTTAACCCATCGTGATAAATCTGCAAGTCAGAGCCAGCACCGAAGATGGCCTTACCATTATCAGCAAATGTTGCATCGCCTGTTATTGAAATGCCTGTGTTGGTGGTGGCGAGTTTTTCTGAGCCACCATAATGTAAGGATACATCGGTTTCGCTACCATCTATTGTAATATAAGTTGTAGTTCCACCTGCTCCATCATCTGTTTGGAGTAAAATATCTTTGTCATCAGACTGATTACGGATAATTATATTTCCAGTGTCATTAATCCAATAAGTATCCACCCCATTGTGGAACATTTTACTATCATCACCAGTACCCATTAATAAACGAGTAGCAGTTGAAGAACCATCGCCAATAGAAACATCACCTGTTACATCAATGCCTGTGTTGGTGGTTTCAAACTTTTTAAAATTGTTGTAGTATAATTCAACTCTACTAGTAGCCAAAAACTTGGCTAATGTTTCATCACCTGCACTATTTAATAAATTTATTTGTCCCTGTCCAAGTATGTTTAAAGCACCAGTTCCATTTTCTTTGATGTAACTATTTAACCCATCGTGATAAATCTGCAAGTCAGACCCAGCACCAAACACAACCTTGTCGTTGTCGCCGAAGGTCAAATTCGTTGAAGACAACGCAACGACCCCTGTACCATTCGGTGCAAGGGTGATGTTACCGTTCGTGTCGGTGCTTGAGATGGTGTTGCCGTTGATGTTGATGTTGTCAACGTCTAGGTCACCTGTGATATTCGTTGTTGCTGTAATATTAACTGCACCAGTACCGTTTGGCGTAATGTTAATAGCACCATTAGTATCTGTACTGATAATAGTGTTACCATCAATGTTAATATTGTCTACATCAAGGTCACCTGTGATATTAGCAGAACCTGTAACATTAAATAATGTAGAGGTAAATGTGGTAGAGGCAGTATCAATGGTTACAGCAGTAGAGGCATCAATGTCAACTGTGGGGGCTACAAGTTCCAGTTCAACATCAGCATCAATATCAAGTTGACCATCTGCACTTGATACAATCTTAAGTGCAGTATCACGGAAATACATATTGCCTTGCAGGTACGCATCTTTGTAGAGCAATGCTGATGTACCCAAGTCAAGTGTATTTGTCGTCTTTGGTTTAACTTCAGTCGCACTTACAACAAGGTCTTGTACTGGACCAACAACTGTAATTGGTCCACCTTCTGCTGAAGTACCATCGTGCGTGTGACCTGTGCTGGAATTAAATGCGGATTCTACCGCATCAAACTCACCGTCAAGGTCAGCAGCGTTAATAATGTTTCCATCAGCAATGTTATTACTGACATCGTTACGAGTGTAGCCTGTACCCATAGTGTCCTCTACCTTCTATCGTGAATACCATATTCTACTGTCAATGCATCAAGTGAATACGGTGGGTCTGTGCCATCTGATTCAAACTGAAATGAGACAGCAAATCCTGAACCAATAATTTGTCCTTCAAAAAGTTTGAGTAGTTTAGTGCCATATGATGTTGTTCCATATGTACCTACTCCATAAAAACCTACAACACCAGATGTGTTTGCAAATGTAATAGGTGGTGGTTGAATTGTTCCTTGTGTATCAAAATCAAGTTTTAAACTTGTTGTGAAGTTTACACTACCTTGTGGGTCTGTGTAAAGAAATAATTTATAAAATGTCTTGCGTACTCTTGGGTCTTGAATTGGCAAATGTGGTGTAGAAAAACGTGCTTGTATGTTATTGCCATCAAAACTATTGCCAGACTCCATCTGATATAAGTAGCCATCGTCATTTGCAAACAGTACAACTTCTACAGATTCATTGTAATTACTGTCTGCTACATAGGCACGAATACCACGTAACTCTGCAAACCCCGTACCTGCTCCACCTTGTTCTGCAAATTGTGTTGCCAAGATACCTTGAGCATTTTCTTGTGTAATGTTGGTGTTAAAACCTAATATTCTATATTGTGACTTTTCACGAATTACACAACTAGTAAAGTTTGTGTTACTTGCAATGAAACTTGTCATGTTCTTTTGGATTACTTTTGATATTGCAGCAAGCCCAAAATCACCAATTCGTTCTGTTGCACTTAATAGTCTTAATCCATCTGGTGCAAGGAACATTACATCCCCGCCAATCTCTTGTATCGTGTCACCTTCAAGGCAACCTATATCTCTTGTGATTGGCTGCAGATTAAAGTCTGCAATGGTGTTACCAAGTAACTGCTGAATGTTTTTCTCTGTAAAGATAATCAGCTGATTACGAAAAACAACCAGTCCTGTAATTGTACCACCTACATTGATGGAACCTGAACCTGCCGCTACTTGAAAACTATCGTCAGCATAAGGTGCTGTAAATGAAAGTGTAGTACCCTTACCAAAGAATAGTGACTTTTTATGTTCTACTACATGTGTAGCACTTATTACATCTGTTGGTGCATCGTTTAGTACGATAAAGTCATTGTTGTCATACAATACAGGTGGGTTTGCCCCATCTACCATTGCTATCTTTTCAGTACCGTTAAAGTTATATTTAGCAAACCGTACTTTAGATGCGCCTTCTCTATTGATAGAGATAAATGTAATTACAGCATTATCTGCTGGGCTAGTTGCAAGTGCAGGATTAATAGCTAATGTTGCTGCCCCACTTGTTACAACTGCATCTGCAGTTAATGTATATACAAGGTCAATGCCTGCAATTTTAAATACATCACCAGCTTGCGGTATACCTGTAATGCCATCTACAACAAGGCTAGTTCCTGTTTGGGCTGCACCATCTACAAGTGGTGCGCCATAGTCATAGACATTTATCTTTGTAAAACCAGTGCCTGATGTTTTAAACACATCTGCATTTTTAGCTACAACAGCTTGGTCTTCCCAGCTTGCTACACCAATTGCACGATAGTCGGATACAGTGCTTACAAAGGTAACTACGTCTGCGTTTGATGGATTAACCACCATTGTCTGGTCTAGCGTAAGTGTTGCTCTGTTATTTGTAGCATCAAAAGATACGCCACCAGATGCTATAGTATATCTAAACGAAAGTACTGCGTTATCTGCAGGTGCTACTACAATAGCTGGTGTAATTGTCAGAGTAGATGCTGTACCTACAAGAGCCGTTGCTGCACTGACTGTGTATACTGTTGTGTCACCTGCAATAGTAAAAGTATCGTTTGCTGATGGTGCTACATCTAAACCGTCTACGTCTAGGCTTGTACCTGTTTGCGCTGCACCGTCTACTTCTCCACCATCTAGTGATAATCCATCACCTGCTACTGGTGTAGTGTGTATTGCGCCTACAATTAAACCAGTGCCGCTTTGTCCATCACCGTGTACAACAGGCTCACCATAAGGTGGTATAATTGCTGGGTCATACTTATCGTAGCCTTCAATGCGCCTGTAACCACCCTCAATGGACGGTTCAAAGTTACGAAGAATACGAGCAGAACCGGGTGCATTTATGCCCTGTTGTAAAGGACTTAAATTTGTTACTAAACCACCACGAAATTCTACAGGATAAGTTTGCCATTTGTCCATTACAACGGAAGCCTTGAATAGCCTGTTCTACCGCCCCCACCAGTGTTTTGCACAATTAGATAAGAACGTACATAATTATAACGATTGATTAGCATAGACTTCATGTGCGAAATACCTTCTTCAAACTTCTCTTTAGCAACCAAAGCATCTTGTGTATTGCCACGGAAAAGATAGGCATAGTGCATTGCACCGTCTACAATAATATGTCTAAACCGTTCAGGAATAACTGGCACATCATCATACAATGCCAAGTCTACAGGAATACGATAATATTCATATATGAGTTTATATGCATTGTTCGGTACAGGAGTTACAATATATTCAAGCGATGGTGCTTGAGATATAAACTGAGGAACACCCTGTCCTATAGTTGTTGAAGAACTATTATACTCTTGATCTACAAACTTGTCAAGATATTCTTCATAAGATAAAATAGGTAATTTGACTGTGTTGTTACCTAGTGTAGTGTCTTCTTTAATTCTAAAAGTATCAAAGTCAATTACTTTACAGTCCGTAGGAAATGGGTAACGTGATACACCAACAGATAATGTGTCTTCTTGCTCTACGTGATTGTAGGGCCACTCATACTGCGATTGATTAATGTACCGTATAGAAGCATTGACAGCATCTTTTGCCTGCCCATAAAAACCTGCGGCAGTAGCAAAGTTTACAGACGTAAGTTCAACTTCATTTAAGCGTCTGTTGATGTCATTTACTAGGCCAAGAAAATCATATGCCATATGTTTTACTTCTCTCTAATACGTAGCTTAATAGTACGCTCTGCTGTACTGCCTGTGCTATCTGTCATGCGACATGTAAATGTATACTCTCTATTATTTACACCACTACCCAGATTAATAGTAGCTACTGTTGATGTATTTGATTGAGAAACATTTTGAATACTGTCAGTAACTGTACCACCAGAAGCGGTTGTTAAATCTTGTCCAGATGCAAGGAGTGTCTTGCCAATGCTATCTGTTTGTACATACCATTGTACAGAACTAATTGTTGCTGTAACAAGAAAGCGTGACCAATCAACACTGTAATCTAGTGTTTCATCTTTATCTTTAATAGGCCAACGATATGACATTAATATAACTCCGTTACATATACAGTGCGTTCAGCAGACGTTGTTTGTCTGTTTATGTATACTGTTCTACTTTCAAATTTAATAAGCACCGTTCTGTCATC